TTTGGAGTATTGTTTTGATTTTTGCTAACATTTTACGCCCTCTTTAAAATGATGTAATCATAACTTGATATAGATTCAGGCTCGTTCTCGCCGTATTCTGACCAAGTACCAATCTCTATGTTTTTATTCTTCTTTTGGAAGAAAGTTAAACTTGGATTGTCCATGTACTTTGACATGTTCTTAAATATCTTTTCAGATTGTTTTTCTGTAAAGTTATTCATTACATCTGTTGCCCAATTACCAGTATAGTAAGTCATCTTCGTATCATTACCATTCATAAAGTAATCTAGCTTTTTGGGGACGCCACTAATCACATTTTTTAGATAGTGGTCTAGTTCTTTTGATTTTCTCGCTTGTGCCATAATATAGTCTTCCTCTCTTTTGTGTTATAGTCCTTTGATTAAAAATTTATTGATTACATTTTTAGTTGGTATCACGGTAGTATTACCACCATCACTCAACTCGTTATGTTCATCATAATTATAATCACTCATTAATACATGTACATCTTTGGTTTCTTTTACCAACCAACCAGTTGATACACATATAGCAGGTTTACTTTTCTGAATTTCTTTCAGAGTTCGCCAACCTGAATCACTTTGAATATCCTCCCAATACACCATATAGAAATCAAACTCAAACGGTATGCCGGGAAGTACATCTGATTTTAGTCTTTTTTTAGCCACTTATTTCCTCTTTGTATTTCTCATCTGCTTTCATTCTCAACTCTTGAGCTATACTTTCTAAAATAGACGGCAAGTATTTCTCTAAAACACTCGTCATCTCCAAAGAAAATTGATATGCCAATTTAGCCATTTCTGCCTCTAATACTGACATGTCAACACCATTACCACTAATGTTCTCTTTAATAACATGAGCGACAACAGCTTTGTTATACTCGTCTGCGTTTGCAACTTTCGTTAGACCAGTTAAACCAAACCATAAAATGGCGTTGGCTATAATAACTGTTAGAACAAACTTTTTCATAATATATCCTTTCTTAATATTTATTGGTATATAATACACTAAAAGTCGCCTAGAGTCAAGCGTTTTTTACGCTTTTTTGATGTTTTTTTTGTTGATTTTACTTGCTTTTTAGGCTGCGACACCTATGACCAGTTACTCCGGTCGTGCAAATTTGTCATTCCAACCAAAAGCCTCTTTAACTACAGATTCGGTAAGACCTTTATACATCTTATTCAATGATTTATTCTTCATTCCTAATAGTATTTGAGCCTCATCTTGGTGTAAACCCTCTAACATCTGTATAAACATAGTTTCTTTTTGAGTTTTAGTTGTAGCTGCGTCTGCACCTTTGACAAAATGCCAAAGTCTCTTTGCTTCATTTCTCAATAAACCATGTTCAGTACCAATTGGTGCCTCATTCTTCATAAATGGTGGGTCGCCTACTGGTAAGTCCCATACGATTGCTGGGTCAAATGCACCTTTTAATACTTGTTTAAGTGGAGCACTTGCGTTCTCTTTGAGAATTGCAATCTTTTTAGGTTTGTCTTTTGCGTTGTTGATTTTTTTTAGAATCTCTGACATGAGTTGAACATTCTCACCAATACCTGCTGTATTTTGTGATTGTTTCATCATTGCCGGATTCATTAAATTTGGATTTCTTGTTATTTCAGCCATAATTTCTCCTTCAATTCAGTTATATCTATTTATACGACACATAGACCACAAATACCAATGCCATAACAAACATTGTTATCAGTACATGATTGCCTAAATTCCATGCACTTTTACCTACTGTATTTGGATTTTTAGGGTCTATAAAATTTTTCATGTAAAATTTCTTTTTTTGTACCACTCGTAATATGATTTATCAGTAAAAATCTCTGCAATCTCGGCTGCTGGTACTTGGTCTGATTTTATACATGTTTCTAATGATTCATACTCGTAGGTATCTACCTTTCGAGTCATTTTTTTATCTTTATTTGCTTCTGCCAATGTTCTTACAACTCTATCTTGTTTAGCAATTGTCATCTGGTGGTCCTTTATCATTCTCGTCTCTATGGTTACTATCTAAATTTGTTAGTAAAAACCATAATACTACTATTGATATTGGTATGCCTATAAAAAATAAACCTTGCATTAAAACTTTCTGACTATATGTCTTCTTAAAGCTCTAGTCAATTCTTCCATTTTATCTATAATAGCAATCAAACTAGGGTCTGTAATATAATTTCTTTGTTCTTTTAATTTGTCGTATTCTTTTAATGGAATCTGTACCATCGGACTTGGTGGTTGATGTTCGTTTTCCATTGTAGCGTCAAGCGCTCTTTGTTTTTCTTCACTATCTGTCATAAAAACCTTTGGTTAACCTAAAATGAAAACAGGGGCTTTAAGGGCCCCTGTCTCCTGATTTTTAAATTATGCTGAGTAAGCTACTTGCTTACCAAATACAGCGTTCATACCGTTAATCAAAATTGCTTTTGATGGTGTACCAACTCTGTATGAAACACCAGCAGCTGACCTATTTTCATAAATCATCATGCCTTCGTTTCTTAATTTACCAACCATTGCAGCTGGTGATTTAAGGTCAAATGTGTTTCTTAATGTTTTCCAAGAAACATCTTTACCTGTTGCGAAAAGGTTTCTTACCTTTGTCGTTTTAGAAGTTTTAGCTCTAGCCATATCTTCATCTCCTTTTGTGTTAAATAAAAATTTAAACATAATTGTTTAAACTCCTTTCTTGTTTTAAGTTTAAAGTGCTCCCACTATTGCTAGGCAAAGCGTATTGTAATAGTTTGACTAGCGAATTCATTTATCTTCCGGGTCAAAGTCAGGTGTAAAATGTATATCAGCCATATCTGATAAATCTCTAACTTCGTCCTCTACATCTTTTGACAATGGTTTATGAGGTTTGTGTTTTATATCTAACACTTTTGAATAATCTAATCTAGCAGATTTATTATTACCTCTTGTATTTAAAGTTACCATTGTGTCTGTTAATTGTTGTGCTGGGTGCTTCTTATTAAAGTCTCTATAAACTAGACCTCTGATTGCGTCTATAACTAGAGCAAGGTCAGCTGTAAAGGTCATTGTATTAGTTCTTATTCCCATATTTACAAATTTATCTAATAATTGATATGCAATATCATCAACATTTCCTTCAACAAACTCTTTAGTTTGTTCCTCAACTAAGCGACTATGCTCCTTTGGGTCAACTGGATGTGAGACTCTTTGTTTGTCTTTAATCCTGTTGGTTGGAAATAGTATAATATTATCTTTATCATTCACCAATTAACTCTCCCTTAAAATTTACTTTTTTTTGGTCAGCAAAATGTTCTACTAACTGATTATAACCACCAATTAACTCGCCATCTATTTTGATTTGAGGCATAGTTCTAACATTCTTACCGATATCTTCAATAAGTTTACTAGGGTCAGAACCAAAGTCTTTCTCTAAAGTTTTCTCTTCGTATTCAAGGCCAAGATTTTTAAGCAATGCTTTGGCCTTGCTACAAAAGACACAATTGTTTTTACTATAAACTGTTATTGTCATCTTTCTTCTTCTTTAAGTTATCCCATGCTTTTTGACTCTCACCATTTAAGTTATAAGCGTCAACGGCTTGTTCAATAGTGTAATTAAACATCTTATTGTACTCGCCAAGAGGCAATCTCATACCAATCCATGTTCTATAATAACCATTTTTAGTTAATGTTACATCTTGAGCAAAGATTTCGTAGCCTCTAACAGGTGTATTTGTAATAGTATTAACAATAATACTTTCAACCTCTGTTACCACGGTTTTAGTTTCTGTTTTACCAAGTTCTTTAATGAATTGTTTTGATTCTTTATTCATTTCACCCTTGATAATATCTGCCAATTCAGATTTAGCCATCATTTTAGCTTTCTCTATTGACAACTGTAAATCAGGCGATACTGCTGTTGCAACACCAAAGATACATTGTTTATCATTGTCTGATTTCTTCAACCATTTTAGGTCACAAGCTTTTGACTCGTTGATATCAGCCATGTACCACGCCGGTACTTTGTCAACAACATTACCTTTCTCTGATTTAATTTTGTAGGTACTATTCATACTAGAACAAGCACTCAAGCCTGCAATAGCCATAATCATACCAATTTTCATCACTTTATTTTTCATCATATTTTACTTTCCCTTACATTATATACTAACTCTTGTAAAAAGGCAAGCGTGGATTGTACATAACCAATTGCTTGGTCACTAGATACATCATAAGCTATAACTAAAACAAGAGCGACTATGATTAAATTTCTAATCATTATCTCACCTCCCATTCACCATTTTCATCTAAACATACTTTTCCTGGTGTTTTAAAAGCATGCCCTTTCCGACTATAATATCGGCAGTATTCAGGTGTATTGACATCATGGTAGTAAAACTGAGCAAATAAGTCCCAATAACCTGGACTATCTGGCGCTTTTCTACCGTCAGCACACTCTAAAATTTCTCTTTTTGTAATTGTATCGCCTTCTTGTATTATCTCTACTTTAACAAAACAATATTGGCCGTCAACTTTGTCTGGTGATATAGTTTTAATTTTACTATGTAATACTTTTTCGCCTGCAACTGCTATGCCTGAAATAATCATAAAGATTATCAGTATAAATGTCCATGTCAAATATCTTTTCATGTTAAATCTCGGGTCAAACATATTTTTTCAATTCTTTAATACTTTGCTCTGTATTATATATGTCTTCTTCTAATTTGTCAATGGTGGATTGCTTATTAGTTATTTCAATCTCCTGTTGAATTTCTTTAACTTCGTTCTCTAATTGTTCTATTCTATCATTATATCTATTACTCATCTTTTTTCTATCCATCTCCCATCCGGTAACTGACAAGCAGTACCAAATACCACTTCTCTATTAACACCACCAATACCAATCAATGGCCAGCTACTTGTTATATCAAGTGTAGCGTCATATTCTTTACACTTCAAAGGTCCTTGTAAATATGACCTTGTCACATGTATAATACCTGAATTACCTGTTTTCTTATTATACCAATTTGTATAACTTGAACCTGAACCACTTGTATTTAAATGGTCTACAAATACGGCATTGTGTACATCATAATCTGAATTGTACATTAATTCTGCACCTGCAAAAGCACCAACTACGGCACAACTAGCTACAGCATATGGGTTTGAAATACCTGCCTCTACACATACTGCTGTTGAAGTAGTACCACCTAGGCCTGCACCTAAATGACTTCTATTAACGGAGCTGCAATTGGTCAGGAACACCAATGATAGTCCTAATAATAGTACCGATTGGATTGATTTCATATTTGCCTTCTTCATTCTTTTTCATTGATGAGCACGCTGTCATGGACAATGCCAGAATAATCACCATAGTTATTTTTTTCATAATTGCCTTTGTCATTGGCCACTAATAGACAATCTGCCTGTATAGTGTCAATAAGATTTTGTATTTTTAAATCTCTGTCGTTTGATTTAGGGGTCTGATATTTCAAGACCCTTAAATCGTCTGATATTCTCTTAATAGAGTCTATCTTATCGCAAAATGCACTAATTTTGTGATTCATCTTTATTTCCCTTAAGCATTGTAAACGGCCATTTAGTTTTCATGTCCGCCCAACTCTTTGCTTGGTACTCTTTAGTTTTGTCAACTTCATTACCAATAAACTTAACAAGTTTACCTGGTACTTCAGCTACATTAGAAACAAACTCTTGTGGAGTAATTGTTTTATCTTCCGCTTTAGCGACACCAGTAATCAATATGAATACCAATATTGCTAATACGCCTATACATTTTTCTAAAAATGTCATACTTTTCTCCCTGCTGTTTTTATGTCCTCTTTAGCGATAACCATATAAGGACCTTTATTGTAAGCTGGAGCAACTGTAAAGTTTTTACTCGCCTCAATCTTCCAACTATTGTCGGGTTTTGTACCACCCACACCAATTTTATTTGACAATGGTATTGCATTAGTAGGTTGTTTGATAACATTGTCATCTTCTTTAATCATTCTACTTACAATATCAATGGCATGTCTACCATCTTTTGTCAATTTAATACGACCTTTATCATCTACATTAAAACCCATTTTTTCAAGATACTTGATATGCTTCTGTAGAGCCTCAAGGTATGCTTTTGGTGGTTTTCTATTTCGTAACCTACGAATAGCACCACTAGAATTGTTTGTATAGATAATAGCCATATTAGTTCACACTCGCTTTTTCTAACTTATCTGATTCTGATTCTGCCTGTACTTCGGCAAATGTTTTACCAAAACCTGTCTTGTAAAATGCGTCAATAGGACTATCACTAGACCACGCTGATAACAGGTTAGAAAAATTGATATCAATACCATCATAATAAGACGGATTGGTTTTTCTCAACTCTATATGGTCTTTACAGAATTGAATACGATTATCGTATATCTCTTTCTTCTTGGATTTGTCTTTGTTTGTTGCAACTTGAAACTCAATGTACAAGTTTTCTTTAGAATAAAACGCCATAATATATTACCTTTCTCAATTAAACATTAACTATACCACAACTCGTTGGAAATGGCAAGCCCTTAAAAAAGCGTGTTTTTGTTGACTTTTCTCGCCAGAAAAGCTGCCAGGATGCGCCAGGATTGACGAATCGAAGCCTTCGTGTACTATGATACCCCCTCTGGAATGGTCCCTGGAAAGGGATATTCTTTTTGAGACTCTTCTTCAGCCCACTTCTCAAACTCTTTGACCTTGTTTTCGTGATAAGCAATTGCCTCTTCACAT